CAATGAGATCAACACCTCCTGTACATCCACAGTTTCTAAACACTTCATAGCCATTATCCCATAACCAAGTTGTAGCATAATGTTCTGCCATATCTCCTACTCTATTACCTTCAATGCGTTTCACTCCAATTATCTCCTACTTTGTATTCCCCGTCCATTGGACAGAGAAGGTTATAATAATTTCCCGCAGTCTTTATACAATCAACTGCAAGATTACCTACGAAATCTACTAAGTCTTCCTTAACTTCCATCTGCCATTCATCGTGAATGTTAGCTACAAATCTAGCGTCTAGAGTTTGTAATGTTATTAAAGAGTCTAACATTGCTAGAGCTCTCTTCATAACGATAGCACCACCACCTTGTAGTAAAGTATTTAAAGAAGCATGTGGATGTCTTACAAATATCTTCCTACCATCTAAACCTTTTATATATTTTTTTTGGGCTGCTCGTCTAACTTTATCTCCAAGAGCCTTAAATGTTGGCCTATTATCAAAGAAATGTTGTCTAAGTCGTTGACCATCTCTCTTACTTCCTCCAACCACGCTTCCAAGCTTTGCATCTCCTGCTCCGTATATGAGGGCATAGATGAATGTCTTTGCCTGATCTCTTGATTCAAGTCCTGCAAGTTTTTGATTAAAGGTATGTATGTCTCCGTGAATGATTTCATTTGTGAACTCCTCATCTTTCATATAATGTGCAAGCATTCTTAATTCTAAACCTGAAGCATCAATGCCTACTAATTTGTAACCTTCAGGTACTATCCAACAAGAACGGCACTCTTTACCAAACGGACTCTTTAAGCTAGGTACTTGTGCCATGTTAGGCTTCCTGTGTGCCATACGTCCTGTTATAGTTCCATTAGGTATTACAAAGCCGTGTACTCTATCGTCCTCTTCTTGAGACTCAAACCAGGAGTCTATCTGTGCTATTCTCTTTTGTAATAATAAATACTTAGCTATTAGTCTAGCTTCAGGTATCTCCTTTATATTAGCTAGAGTTCTTTCATCAACCATAGGCTGACCAATAGGAGTAAACTTCTTAGGCTTCCACCCAAATTCAACTAAGTATTCCCCTATCTGCTTTCGTGATCCTAGATTAAACTCTTGAAGTTTTCTACGCATGAAAGGAGTAGTGTCTTTAGTTGCGACTCTCTCCTCATACTCCTCATCTGTTAATCCTTGTTTAGATAATGTTCCGTCTTGTTTTAATTTAGGGTTAACTTCTTTAAGGTCTATCATCTTAGGTTTAAATACTTCATGTACTTGCTTTTCGATGTTACCCATCTTCTCTCTTAAATCAGCCAATAATAACTCAGCTTCTTTATCATTAAACAAGAAGCCATTAACCTCTTGTTGTTTTAGAATGCGAGCAAGCTCATGTTCTAAGTCAACGCTATCTTTAGAGAATCCTTTACTCTCTTTCTTTAATCGTTCAAATACTAATGTATTTAATTGAACATCTCTAACACAGTAGTTTAACATATCAAGACTATAGTTTTGGTAGTCATCAAACTCTATCTTAGGTAATCCTAACTTCGATCCCCACACTTCTAAACTATGTCCTCCTTCTCTAATAGGATTAAACAACCTAGACAATACTAAAGTATCTACAATAGTCTTACCTCCTAACTTAACACCTCCAAACTTTTCAACCATTGGTATGTCAAAGCCTACAATGTTGTGGCCTATAAGCTTGTTGGCAGATTCCAAAAAGGCATACCCTTCTTCTAATTTATTAGGAGGGAATTTAAAAATCTCCTTAGTATCTAAATCTTGAGCCACGATACAATGTATCTTAGTAGCTTTAAGATCGTCAGTCTCTATATCAAATACTAAATTCATCGTTACTATCTACAAATTCATAATCTTCAGAAGGTATTTCATTCAACCTTCCTGTGTCGTGGTCATACATTAAAGCTGAAGCTATGCCTACATCCCCTGTGTATCTAGATTTTAATACACGCAAACGAGTAGTGTTAGATTCTTCTTCGTCATCAGCTTGTTGATTTCTTTCCAATGCGATAACACAATCACTCAACTGTGCAATAGATTGACTTCCTCTTAAATGACTAAGAGATACTTCGATTCCATTCTCATGTCCTTTGTCAGAGGATACTCTTCTTAGATGAGAAACCAGGATAAGTCCTGCTCCTGTCTCTTCAACTATACTCCTGAGTCTAGTCATAATATCATCTATGGCTCTCCTTTCATCGCCTTCATGCACAGCCGATACTAACATATGTAAGTGATCTACCACTACCCATTTGCAACCACACCCTATAATCATAAAACGTAGTTTAGAAAATATCTCGTCAATACTATTCGTACCAAAGTGAGCATGTACCCATACTCTATTTTTATTTTCTCCATCGTAAAGAACATTAAATAGTTTATCAAGTTCTTCGCTTGAAAACTTTTCTCTTTCTTGGTCTATGTATATTCTAGCATTAGCTTCAATAGAAAGAATACCATCAACAGTTCTTCTCCAATCTTCTTCAAGAGCTATCACCCCTACGTTATCAGTAGTGTTCATTATTAAATGATGTTCAATCTCTCTAGTAACTGAAGACTTACCAAGACCTGTGCCACCTGTTAAAGTAACTAACTCACCTTGTCTTAGGCCATACAACTTTTTGTTAAGACCTTCCCAAGGGTAAGGAACACTCTCTTTATATTCTCTATTATGAAACTTCTTTCTTAATTCAGATATATTTATAACACCGCTAGGAGTGTATACCTTTGCATCCCAAAAAGCCTGTATGAATTGTTTATGTGCGTTAGCTTTAAGCATATCATTAGGGTCTTTAAAACCATTAGGCAACGTCATTATCTTAGCCTTTCCTGGTTTAAGTATCCTAGCTAACTTCTTAGTAGCTTCTCTACCTGCTTTATCTTTATCTAAACAGATAACTACAAACTCAAAGCCTTCAACAAATTCTAAGTTTTCCTTTACAGATTTAACTGCACTTCCTGCACCATCTTTAATAGATACCACAGGCCATTTGTTTCCTGTAAGTTGATGAGCACTCAAAGCATCGAGCTCTCCTTCTACAATCATTAAGTATTTACCTCCTGATTTAAAAAGGTTCTCACCAAACAAACTTGCTTCAGCTTTTGTTCCTGTCCATCTGAAATCTTTAGTGGCAACTGTTCTAATCTTTGAAGCCGTTAAAGTATTCTCAGAAAAGTAAGGGTACATGTGTTCAACAATATTACCTTGTTGGTCATGTAACACTTTAACTCCGTACTTACGGGCAGTCTCTTCAGATATGTTCCGATCTGTTATGGAAGCAAAAGAGTATTTAGAAGCATCAGTAGTTTCCATCTTTTTAGTTTCTTTAGTTTCTATATGTTCTTCGTTGTATCGAAAAGGTTTATCTCCATCAACATTATGACTATGACACCAAGCCGTTCCATTTGAAAATACTGTAACACACTTATGATGATTACATATTGGACATGATTGATGAGTCTTAGCTACTCCGTCTGATGACATAAATCCTCCTTTAGGTGAGTGGATAGTACTACTATTCGGGGAACTACCCACTCGTTTCGACAAGAGAAGTTTCCTTCTCGGCACACACTATTCTGAGTCGTCTTCTTCTACTACTTCTACAGTTTCAGCTTCAGCTTCTTCAGAATTAGGTTCTTCTCCCTCACTATTAACGATGTTAATTATCTGATTTGAAAAGAAGTTAATCGCAGCATTAGTCTCTTCCAAGTCCAATGTAAGATTAGCTTTCTTTTGATTCAGTCTTTGAAGTCTGCCAAAGACTGCTTGACCTTCTTCAGGTAAGTCCTCTACTGATATATTAACTCCGTCAAGAGTGATGTAAGGAGATGGGTTATTTATTTCTTCATTCATATTTAAAACTCCAATTCGTTTTCTTCGTTATCAATTCCAAGTTCTTCTCCGTCAAAAGAAGTACCTTCATACTCAATTAGATTATTAACTTGAACAGCTTGTAAGTCTAGGCCTTTGCCTGATCTATCACTAAACGTCCAATCGTAGGGTCTACATTGAACAGTAATGTCCGATCCGTTACCTACGTTAACATCTAAAGGATTCTTGTCGGCATCAACCAACTTAGGCACAGGATTAGGACTACCATCTTTTCTTCTTTCATCTCTTTTTACAGTTATGAAAGGAGAGTATTCCTTATCTTCTCTAACATTGAATCCTTGCTCTTTAAGTTCAGAAGCAAGTCCGTCTTCCAGGACTACATCTACTGAATATTTAGCAGGAGGATACTTTGTTTGCCCAACCGATGTGATTCTTGCCCACATAGCTTTTCCATTTAGCAACATATTTTTTTCTCCGTATTATTAAACAAAACAGTAGGAGTTTTAATTGAGATTCTAGACTCCCAAACTAGAGCTAACCAACGTAGCATAGAATGATTCTCATGGAGGGTGTGTTGAGGTGTAATCATTCTGTATCTCAAGACTTTAAATAAGGGTTATAGATGTATGCCATAAATATATCAAATGATTGTCTATCTATAAACTTCATTACATACTTATTACCATCCAATCTTAACTCATGGCCTAGCTTCATCTCGTACATCTCAGTCAAGATGTCAGAGTCAGACGCTACTTTATTATATTGTTCTTTATTAAGAACGCAAGTGTTACTTTCTATTCCCATCATTAGTCTTAATCTATTTAATTAGTGCGTATTATACACGAATGAATATTAAAATAAAGTACTGACCAGGATTTAGTCCTTAACAGTTAACTTCATTGTGTAGTTACAACC